TCACCGTGTTGCCGGCGTTTGCGGTCGCCCACTGCCACGTCAAGTCCACCGCGTTGGCGATGGTCGTGTTCACGACCCCGGTTCCCGAGTAGGCGGTCGGATTCGGAAGCGTGACGCTCGTAACATAAAACGCCCGGCACCACCCGTCTGTGCCGGCGCTTTCGCATTGGATGTCGGTATCCACGAACGGTATTATTGTGCTCGCGAGCGCCGCCCCGGGCACGGTGGTGTGTTCCAGCAGCGTCGTTCCGCCCACTTTCACGCGAATCGTGAACGTCTCCCCGGCGATATACGCCATCGAAACCTTCAAGTTCAACCTGCCCCCTCCATACAGCTTCAAGCTGTTCGCCGGGAATGTCGCGCTCCCGCTGTTCGGCGTCCCCACAAGGCTCGTCTCCGTGGTCGTGTTCGCCACCGTCACGCCACTGCTCTGGAACCCGAACGGCAGCGAAGCCCCCTGCTCCGTGTCCGGCACCTGCAAATACCCCGTCCCGTTCCCGTTCCTGCGGATGGCCTCCAGCTCGGCCGCGCTCAAGGCCCGACCCGCAAACCCCAGCTCGTCCACCCGCCACTGCTTGCCGCTTTCGCCGTCGCTGCGGTCCCCGATGCTAACATCTGTGACGCTGGAGCTTATTGTCGAGAACCCAGCCGCCATGCTCACCGCCGTCGTGTCCACATACAACGTCACCTTCGCCGCGCTCTGGTCATACACCGCCGCCACGAAATACCACGTCCCCGTCGAGAGGTTCGTCGTGTGGTTGAACGAGTATTGCCAGCTTGTCCCGCTCGTGGTGCATTGGAAGCGCAGCCGGTTGTTGCCGCCAGTCTCATAGACCACGAGCCGGAGACATGCCGAACTGCCGCGCAAGCCGAATATCTCCGCAACGTAGCCGCTCGCTACTGCGTGCACCAAATAAACCCAGCAAAACACCGACCGGCTTCCGATCTGGCCAAGCAATGAATCGAAGGCTCCCGTCGTCCCGGCGTATTGCTGAAGCGCCGTCGAGAGCAGGGAATTGCCCACCTTGCCCGGTGCCTGCGATGTGCCGTTCCAGTTCAGGTCCATATTTAACTGCCCGTCGAGCGCCACTGAATCCACCGACGGTGTGCTCGCCTCGTCCAGCTTGTAGTAGAGGAGCAGGCCGTCGTGCGGGTTCTTCGCCACCGCCGCGTCAATCTGCCCAAGCGTGGGAATCCCTGTGTTGGCTGTGGCCTCAAGACCTCCATTGCCGCCGTAGATGGTGCTCATCCGGCCTAGTTCTTGATGTAGTAGATGCGGCCAGACACCTGCGCCGTGCCGCTCTGGTTGAGGATGAAGGCCGTGTTGGTCGAGGTCGTGAACCACGGCTCGCCGTCGAAATCAATCGTCATGGTCCCGTTCGCGCCGAAGCTCATCGCGCCGGTCAAAGACGTGCTCGCGCCGTTCTTGAACGTGAGGTTGGTCGCCGCGCCCACAATAAGGAACAGCTTATACACCTTCGTCGTCTGCGATGCGGTCGCGCTGACGAGCGTGTTGTCCCCGGTCGCCGTGAAGTCAATCGCGGCGCTGGTCAGGGCGGCGGTTGTGCGCGCCCCGGCGCTGACTGCCACCGGACTTGTGGATGTGCCAATCTCCGCGCCGCTCGCTTCGCGAAGGTTGACGTGCGCGGCGACAATGCCCGACGCGCTCGTTGCGGTCTGTGACTCGCTGGCGAGCGTCGAGGTGTTCGTGACGGCTTTGATTCCGATGTCAGGCATAACTCACATTTCCCAGGCTTTCTTGATGGCCTGCTTGCTGTGCTTGAACGGCCAGCGCGAGCCGCAAGCCTGCTCCGCCTTGTAGTAGCCGCGCTTCACCGCTTCCTTCCCCTCGGGCGGGGCTTTCGATCCGCCACCCACATTGATGCGCGACGGCACGGCCACGCGCTTGAATCCTTCCGGCAACGCGCTCGATGGCGTCCACACGAACGCTTCGCTCACCCGGCCCCGAGCATCCACAACCTCGTAAATGGGCATCAGTCGGGTTCCTCCATCCTGCGGAACTGTCCCCGCAAATGCTGGCGCATCTTCTCCGTGCCGGGATTCGGCAGGTCGCCCTCGGCCAGCTCCTTCTCGCTGGTGTAGCGCACCGGCTCCCCGTTGATGCTTTGCACGTCGAGAATGGCGTCCTCGCCCTTGACGCGCGCCACCTTCGCCGTGACGCCCCCGATGTCCACCACGTCGCCCTGCTCGGGCGCGATGGGGTTGCCGTCCTCGCCGGGCTCGGCAATGGCCTTGATGGGAACCTGAATCATGCGTCCTTTCCGTAAAAGGCGCGGGATGGGGTTCGCCCACCCCGCGCCCTGAATCAGTCCTGCCTCCCGCCGCCGCCTACACGTTGAAGGCGGTCTTGGTGCGGGCGATGCAATACCAGTTGCAGTTCACGCGCAGCGCCGTCCAGTAGGTCTTGACCGCCAGCGTGGTGAGCTGGTTGTAGGGGTCGGCCTTGTCCGCACCCTCCGCCACGATGATGTCCGGCTCCGCCGGGTTCTCACCCGAGAGCGCCGGGACACCGAACGACTCCGCCCCGAGGAACAGGCTGGTGTAGATGTTCTTGCCCGTGCCCGTGCCGTTGCCGCCCGCCGTCGAGTAGATGAAGCGGTCGGAGTTGGTGGCGGAACCCGTCGCGACGAACGGAACCGTGTGCATGGCGAACCGGACGCCATACAGCGAGCCGATCTCGCCGTTGTAGAGATCCTTCACGTCCGAATACTTCTTGGCTTCGAGCCAGTCGGTGTCGCGCATCAGGTCGCGGGCCACCTGCGGGCCAAGGACGCAAGCGTAGTTCTTGCCGTCCATCAGCGGCGCGCGGTTGATCTGCAACTCGGTCGCGTTGTCGAGGACGAACGCGGCCGTGTTCACGTTGCCGGTCGTGGACGAGTTCAGCGCGGCGAAGTCCGCCCCGGTGATGAAGTTCTCGTTCAGCGTGTCGCTGTTGTCGAGCGACCCGCCACCCTCCTGCGCCGTGCCCATGTTCGCGCCCGAGATGGTCGTGTTCGACCCGACCAGCACGTTGCGGGTCAGCAACTCGAAGTGCAACGCCATGTCCTTCGCGATGGTCTTCATCGCCCGCTCGCTGGAATCGAACAGGTCGGTGCCGGTCAGGATGTCGGTCAGGACCGTGTGCTCGCCGAACTGCGTCAGCGACTTGGAGATGCTCGACAGCGACAACTGCCGCGCCGTGCTGTTCGCCGGGACCGTGCCCTCGGTCAACGCCTGCACATCGTTGATGGCCGGGTTGCCGAAACGGAACGCGGTGATGCCCTTGCCGCCGCCGTTCTTCGGAACCTTGACGGGCAACTTCTGGGCGAACTGGTTGAGGACGAGCAACTGCTCCGTCCACTTGAGCAACTGCTTGCGGAAGTGGTTGCGGAACTGGCCGCTCAGTGTTGAGGAACTCGTAACTCCTGCCATAGTGCTTGTGTTCTCCTTGTTGGCCGGCGTCAGGCTTCCGCCCCGGCCCTGGCGAACTCAGCCCTCAACCGCCTCCGCTGTTCTTCCAGCGGCAACGAATCGAATGGCTTCTCCTCCGCCAGTGGCTCGCTTGGCGTTCCACCGTTCACCGACAGTTTCTTCTGCAAACTCTCCAGCTCCGACCTGAGCCTCCCTGCCTCGGCTTCGTGCTTATCGGCCTGCGCCGCGCGACGCTGGACTTTCACCGCCTCAAGAGCCTTCAACACGCCATCGGGAACATGCTGCAACAACGGAAACCCGTTGAGCACCGACAGCACCTCCTTGTGGAGTTCGCTCTGCGGGTCTTTCAGGTCCGGCTCCTTTTCCTCCGCCTTGGAGAGATTGTCCCGCCATGCGTTCTGGAACTGCTCGACCCTCGACCGCCTCACGTTCTCCTCGGACTTCGCCTTCAACGCGCGGGCCGCCTGTGCCGCCATGCCTGCCATCTCCGTGTCGCCGTCCTTCTGGAACTGCTCGGACGCCCGCTCGTAGTCCGACGCCGAATAGCCGTGCTCATCGCGCTCGGCGGCTTCCGCCGCCCGCTTGAGTCTGGCCTCCGACGCCTCGCATTCCTTTCGGAACGCCTCGCGTTCTGTTTCCAGCGCCTGCTTCTCGGCCTTGAAAGCCTCCTTCTCGGCGTTGATCTCCGACCACGATTTCTCGCGGCGTTCCCGTTCCTTCGCGAACTTGCTCTTGTTGGCGGCGTCCGGCGCCGGCTTCTCGGCCGTCGCGTCCGCCTTTGGCAAAGAACCCTTGCCGGATTCCGGCTTCGGTTCAGGAACCGGCTTGTCCTCCTTCGCGCCACCCGGCGCGCCGGTGTCTTTCCCGGTTTGGTCCTTCGTTCCTTGCGTATCCGAACCTTCGGGACTTCCTGCGATTTCACCCACGCTCGCATTCGCGAACAGGGCGCGGACATCCGCTCCTGTATCCTCGGCCACTAAAACCCAACCTCCCTGCTGCATCCTGAACTCGGCAACGCGCCGGATGCGCTCGCGTCACCGCAACATGGAGAACCCCTTAACTCGCCCGAAACCCGGAGTCCTCCGCGCTGGTTTCGGTCGTCTTTACGTCGTCCTCGACGCCCGCAAGGGCTTCAAGGTAACAAACGCACCTTCGGAACCCATTAGCATCACCAGCCAGATAGTCAAGTTTTTCTTTACCGTTAGCGGAAATCACGATGTTCGCGTTGCTCGACACCACTCCGTTGCCAAGCTGCCGCACCAGCCTGCGCCCGGTCTGCCCGGCAAGGAACGCCTCAAGATTGCGCGCGTCCTCGTGGGTCCAGTCCACCGGCTCGGGCCAGCGGTTCCAGCTCACAAACCGCCACGCCGCCCGCCACTTGTTCAGGATGTGCATTGCTTCTTTGCCGCCTTTCCTTCCATGAGCGTGAACATCAGCACCAACCGCCCTTCCTTGGTTTTCGCAAACACCAGCCGGCCAGTTTCGCCAAGGTCAATCCCGTTCTCCACCATGCCATCTCGAAGCGCCTTCATCGCCACTAAAACCTCCCCAGCCGAGCGAAAGAAAACAATGAACGTGTGTCTCATCGGACTGAGTATTCGACCGGCGGCATCTCGATTGACCCGCGAGCAATCCTGCATCCCGAAAGCGCCATCGCGACCAGCAGCCAGAGCCAGCCTCGACGGGTCACAGGTTGAACGCGAAACATGACACGACCTCCTCCTTGGTCAGTTCCTCCGGCTTGCGCGTCTGCGGCTCGAAGAACCTGAGCTTGATCTGTCCGCCTTCCATCGTGAAGTAGGCGCAGATGGCGTGCCGTTCGGAGCCCTTGACGTATCGGAAATCGCCGAAAGCAATTCCGCTGTGAACGCCCGTGCGCGCATGAAGCACGCGCATGTAGAGGCTGCAAGCCAGCGCGTAGTCGTCGCAATCCAGAGCGTCAGGGAGATACCCAACGAAGCCAATCGCCGAATAGAACGATGCCAGCCCCGACGCAAACGGGCCGGCCACGAAGCGCGACGCGGGGAGGCTGTATCGCGTGTCACTGGTGTGGGTAATCTTCGCGCCGCGACCGGCGGCGCATTGGTTCAGCTCTTGCCATGAAACAGGCACAGCTCATCACCCTGGAGGCATCGGCACGATGTTCTGCGGCTTGGCCTGCATGTCGAACCACTGGCCAATCTCGTTCCGCAACTGCCGCGCATTGTTCGTGTCCACCTGCTCGTAGGCGTCCAGCAGCATCCCGAGCCGTTGCATGATGGCCTGCGTCCCGTCCTGCGGAACCTGCGTTCCCTTGGCCGCCTCCTTCTGCACGTAACCCATCAGCACACCGATGCGCGCCGGATAATCCTGCCCGCCCTTCGGTGGAATCACCAACCCGCTCAACAGGGCCGGCACGGTCTTGGCCTCGTCCGCCGCCTCGTCCTGCTTCTTCAACTGCGGATCGTGGAACAACCGCTTCACGAGCGCCGGGTCGTCCAGTTCAAGGATGGTCTTGTCCAGCTCGGGCTGGTCAATCCACGGCGATTGCGCGAACAACGCCTTGCGCTGCACCGCCTGTTGCAGCTTCGCGCTCCTGCTCACCATGTCCACGCCGCCCTTTGGCTCGATGTAATAACGGCCATGCAGCGCATCAGGCTGCGCCTTGGACGCGACATCCAGATACTTGAACGCGAGGTCTTGCGAATCGTATTGCAGGAGCAGCGACCACGCCTGCTTGTAAAGCCGCCCGAGCGCCAGCCGGAAAATGCGCGCCCGCAGGTCGCTGTTCTGCATGGCCACCGCGTTGATGCTCTCGATTTCCGTCGCCGTCCTCCGGTTCTTCGTGTCTATCACCTGCCCCATCCCGTAGTCCGGGTTCTGCACGCGCTGTTCCGCGATGCTCCGCGTCGAAATCATCTCCTCGCTGAACGACATCGGCGGCTGCCCCTGCGCGGCCGGCACGATGCCATAGGGCAGGATGCCGCCCGGCTTCATGCGGAAATTCAGCGTGTTGCCCAGGTCGCGCTCCGCCCTGAACAACGGCTGGTTGTAGAACGCCATCGCGTCGTGCTTGTGGTTCCACAGGCTGCACAGCGACGCCTCGAACGGGGCGAGGATTTCGCACATGCCACGCGGCGAAAACCAGCCCTTGTCCTTGACCTCATAGCAGGCGTCCACGAACGGGACTTCACCGTGCTTGTAGGGCAGGATGAACTTGTCGGCCAGGTTGATTTCGGGTCGCGATGGCGAGTAGGTGTGCACCACCCAGCCCTCCGCGGTGCGCTCGTAAAGCTCCCACACGATGATCTTCTCCCCCGTGCTGTCGTGCGTCAGCCCTTCCCGCGAATGTTTCGCCTGTTCCTTTTCCTCCTGTCCGCCGTCAGCGGTTCCGCCGCCCTTGATTTGCTCAATGGTTTCGGCATCTGCCTTGTAACGCCCGCTGCGCTTGTAGGCCGGGACTGAAAACTTCATCACATGCACGCACCAGTCTGCGTTCTGCAAGTCCGTCGTGTGCGGCGGCACGATGAAGTAAAGCGGGTCAATCGCATCGAAACACACCTGTTTCTTCTCGGGCGACCAATAGCACTTGAGCACGGCCCTGCCCGCCATCAGCGTGTGGTCAATCCACGACAGCGATTCAGCCTGGAAATTGGTGCGCTCCTTGATCTTGTAGTCGAACCACTGCGACGCGAACGCGGAAAGCTCCGCGGCCTGCGCGTCCATCGGGATGAAGCTCGCCACCACGTCCATCCCGGCAATCTGCTGGAAGTAGAACGGCTTGAGCTTCTCGATGTTCGTGTCAATCAGCGGAAAGTGCAGGTCGCTCGCGTTCGGGAACGGCTTGACCTTGCGCCGAAGACCGTTGTGCCGCATCTCGTAGAAAAGCGACTGCCGGTTCTCCCAGCCCGTGCGCTTCTGCAACGCGCCAAGCACCTGTTCGTGAAGCTGCTCTCGTTTCAATCGCCCCCCTTGAATCGTGCTGGCGGGCGTTGCTTCTCCAATCGGACGCCGCAGCGCCTATGGACGGGTCGCCTTCCCCCTCATTTTACGCCAGCAAGGTTATCGGTAAAGCCACAAGACCAAAATTGCAAGCCGTTTGTTCA